GAGTCTGTATAAGCTCCATTAACGGTGAGCTGAGTTGACGAACTCATACGATGAACAAGATCGGCCCGTGCGGATAGTGGTGCCGTCATCAATAACATACCTAAAGCAAGAGCTATTCTTTTCATACATGAAATACTACTTGGTTAAGCTATTTAGCTGTTAATATTTTGGTAGGTATATACTACACTAGATGTAGTAACCGACTTTTCAACTGTCACAAGCCCTGTTGACAATATCAAAATTTTAAGATATAGTTAAAACTGTCACACTATTAGTGTGCCAGTTGTATAAATAACTTAACATAACGAAGGACTCGAAAGATCGTAACCCTGCGTCGAATGTAAACAGTACCCCATGTCGGGGGTAACTATCATCCGCAGGATTTTTTTCTATACATTCTTGCGAGACACTTAAAAAAACTAACATGTCTATCAAATCAACAATCGCAGCTCTTGCTGCAAGCCCATTTCTACTCGCTGGAGCCGCTTTTGCTGGTCCTTATGTGAATGTAGAAAGCAATCTCTCTTATCCTGATGGAGATTATAGTTCTGGAACTACAGATCTTCATATCGGTTATGAGGGTGACATTAGTGAGTCTGCTTCTTTCTATGCTCAAGTTGGTCCTGCTTTCGTTCATACCGATAGCACAGACGACACCGAGACTGAATTCTCTGGTAAAGTTGGCGTAAACGTAGCTGCTACTGATTCACTAGGAGTCTATGCAGAACTTGCTGGTATTACAGGCGAAGATTCATCTTCTGATGATATCGTCGATTGGACCGGTAAGATCGGTGCTAAGTTCACATTCTGATAACAGAAGGTGATATAATTAGAAGGGAGCAGCAATGCTCCCTTTTTTATTTGGGAAGACATATGAAATTTGAGGATTATTACAGAGAATTCTGTGAAGTCTTTGGACATCCTTTATGGATACTGCCAATGATGATGATTGGTATGGCAGTATTCATTGAGACAGCACATCTCAGTTATCATCATAATGATATGGTAGATGCTGACGGATATTGTGGTAGAAAGGAATGGGTAAGAGATTTAAAAAGATTTAAAGAGAACAATGCGTATTAGAAGTTGAATCTTTATAGATAGTAATAACTTTAAGTAAAGGTTGCAGATTAGATTACTGCAACTTTTACTGTTTATTGAACAGATATAGAAACTGATGGGAAAAATTAGAGTTAGGTGTCGTTCTTGTGGCAAGGAACTAGAGGGGCAGCCTGGAAGAGCACAGTCATGTGGTTGTTCTAACATGACAACTATTAAAGGTGATAGTGTAACTGCTCGTGATTTATCACTTGTTGTTATGATGAATGCTGGTACTAGTAGGGAAAGAGATAGCCTTACTCCAGGAGATTTACAATGGCAAGAAGAGAGACGTAAGAGAAAAGTTCGTAAGTTAGACTTCGAAATAAGATAAATATTAATACTCAGATCCACAACTTGTCGTGTATTTCTAGGCAGGGAGGTTTGAGAGAAGCATTCTTACAACTTAAATGACGGACAGATCTATTGAGTCTGAACTCAAGGACATGCACAAAAAGCTGGATGATATTGAGAAAAGACAAGAGATGATTTCTAAGTTAAATCAGTTAGAACGTGATAGTCAAGAAAAGGCTGGACGAAGACCTCACAATTATGAGATGATGTGATATAATATAGATATATAAGGTCTATATTATTTTTAATGACCGAAGAAACAATCAAGAACCTTTGCTATACGAAGGAGGAAGTAGATCAAATGATTGCTGATGCAGTTGCAGAGGCTAGAGCAATTGATGAAGAATCAATGCGTCAGCATAATATTAAAGCAACTATCATCAGTATGATTCTTGGTATAATTTGTCTTGCATTATTTCTTGATGGACTCTTACGTATTCTAGGTATCATTCCTCCATTCATGGATTTGGATGTTAATGTTATTGATGATATTGTAGAGAAAGTAGAGAGTGATGTAATGCCACTCATACAGAAAGGTGCCAGATATATACCAGGGATATAATGGGAACTATAGATACATCACCTAGTTCAATACGTTTATTTCTAGTCCTTATTATGGGACTTGCCTGGGTTTATATTTTCTTTCACCCACCAATTGAGGAGGATGACGAATGACACAATCAGTACAACAGACTATTAAATTTACCATTAGACAAGACGGCACTGTGACCGAAGAGGTTATGGGTGTTGTTGGAAATGACTGCGAAAATCTCACCAAAAGAATTGAGGAGAGACTTGGAGTAGTTGAAAATGTTCAACACAAACCAGAATATTATGAGCAAAAACAAACTACCGAGGAAGATGTCACACTTCAGCACTATTAAAACACAACTTAAAGAAAAGAAACATTTAGTAGAAGCTCTTCAATTAGTTGGTGAAAGACCTAATGTTCCTTCTGATTTAGGGATGTCTGTGGTTGATCTTGTAATTACGGATCCAGATCATGCAGAAGAACATCCTACTACTGAAGTTGAACTTTCTATTGAACCTGATATTGGATTTAGATTAAATCCACAAACTGGTAATTATGATTTGGTTGCTGATAGACAAACATGGAGTAAAGATGTTCCTATAGAAAGGTTCATTGATAAGCTTACTCAGCAGTATGCTAGAGTGACAATACATGATACTGCCAAAGAAGAAGGATTTGAGATACAGGAAGAGTGGGAAATGGATGACAATTCTATTGAACTCACCGTTACAAGATGGGTAAACACTTGACTACATACCCTGTATCCACTATAATATACGGGTAAACCAATTAAAGTAATGACACTTACTTCAAAGTTCAAGAAAGACATAGGCATCCTTCAGGCTGCCGCAAATAAAGAAATATTTTTGGATGTAAAGAATCCAAAACTTTATAAAAAAATTAAAAGGTTTTATCAGAACGAAGTATATTTGGATGGAGAAGATCCAGAAAGAGATTATAGTCTTTTGATGGAGTGTATTAGACAGGATCTTGAAGCAGCAGAATGTATTTAAAATTTCCCTATGTACATTATCGCTCGGTTGTCCCACCACAGATTTGTGATGGGATAATTGATGTTGGTAGAAAGCGATTAGTTCAAGCAAAAACTAATCAGCGTCAAGATACTAGAGAAAGTAAAATTGCCTGGTTAGATGATAAACGAATCTATGATTTGGTTCTTCCTTATATTAAGGATGCAAATCAAAAGGCAGGATGGAATTGGTTCTTTGATCGCATTGAACCAATTCAATTTACTAAGTATGGAGTTAATCAATTTTATGATTGGCATTGTGATGGTGGATCTGATTTTCTAAGTGTATACAAAAATCAATCTGATTCTGGTAAGAATGGTAAGGTTAGAAAAATAAGTGTAACTGTAAATCTTGTTGATGGTAATGAGTATAGTGGTGGTGATTTAAAGTTTGATTTTGGACCACTTGAAGGTAAGAAGAGATTTAAAGTGTGTGAAGAGATACGACCAAAAGGGTCAATTATTATATTTCCTAGTTTTATGTACCATACAGTTACACCTGTAACAAAAGGTACTAGATATAGTTTAGTGATGTGGGCATTAGGTAAACCATGGCAGTAGAACAAAGACCTTGGGGAACTTATGAAGTTCTTTTAGATAAACCAGACCATAAGGTAAAAGAAATCTATGTCAAACCAGATCATAGGTTTTCTTTGCAGTATCATGAATATCGTGAAGAGCATTGGACTATTGTTGAAGGTATTGGTTATATCACTCAGTATGGACAGGAAGGAGTTATAAGACCAGGAGAGTATGCTTACATTCCAAAGAAGGGTGTACATCGTCTTAAAGGAGGTAAAGATGGAATTACCTTTATTGAGGTTCAACGAGGAGATTGTCGAGAAGATGATATTGTAAGACTTGAAGATGATTATGGGAGGACTTGACATCCTCCTTTTTTTATGTCATAATATCTTTGTTGAATCGACGGATTTGACACGGGAGTGACTGAATTAAACTTGCTGGCAATAGGCTGGTTAAGGTGATATGTCAGAGGTGGTGCTCGCTAGGGTTTGGCCCCCTAGAACTCTTTACCAGGAGGACATATGCAATACAGTAAAAATTCTACTAAAGTAGCAATGCCCTGTATTTGTAAGCATACTTAAATCTTACCTTCCAACCCAACTATATAAACAGAAATTATAAGGTTGATATGAAAAGAGTTTTAATTACTGGTGGAGCTGGATTTATAGCACATCATTTAATAGGACAGATTTTGAAGACGACAGACTGGGAAGTGATAAGTCTGGATAGATTAGATTACAGTGGTAATTTAAATCGTCTTCATGATATTATGCTTTCCTTTGATCCTGAAGTCAGGAAGCGTGTAAAGATTGTCCATCATGATTTGAAGGCAGAATTAAATCCGTTAGTTCGTAGTGAAGTTGGGAAAGTAGATTACATTCTACATCTTGCTGCTGGGTCTCATGTAGATAGAAGTATTGATTATCCAATGGAGTTTGTGTTGGATAATGTTATAGGTACTACTAATATTCTTGAGTTTGCAAGAACACAAAAAGATAATCTTGAGAGATTTGTTTACTTCAGTACCGATGAAGTATTTGGTCCTGCACCAGATGGTATTAAGTATAAGGAGAATGATAGATATAATTCTACCAATCCTTATAGTGCAACTAAGGCTGCTGCTGAAGAAATAGCAGTTGCATATGAAAATACATACGGACTTCCAATATACATTACTCATACTATGAATGTATTTGGTGAACGTCAGCATCCAGAGAAGTTCATTCCTATGTGTATCAAGAGAGCAAGGGATGGAGAGAGTGTTACTATTCATAGTGATAGGACAAAGACAATTGCAGGCTCACGGCATTATATTCATGCTGAAGATGTTTCATCCGCTGTTCTTTTCCTTTTACAGTTTGAGGAGAATGCTGTTAAGTCAGAAACTAGTTTAAAGGCATATAATGAATTGTTCGGACCTACTTGGGGTAATGCTAAGTGTCCTAAATTTAATATTGTCGGTTCGGAAGAATTGGATAATCTTGAATTGGCAACTATTATTGCAGAAGCACAGGGTAAAGAACTTAAGTATGAGATGGTTGATTTTCATTCATCACGTCCTGGACATGATTTACGTTATGCCCTTGATGGTGGTAAGATGAAGGCACTAGGATGGGAACCTGCTAAGTCTGTTCGGGAACGAATCGCAGATGTAACCAAATGGACTCTTGAAAACGAACGCTGGATTACGGTATGAGCTACGCATTATTAAGTGTATCAAATAAAGATGGTATTATTGACTTAGCAAGAGAATTAGTTTCCTATGGTTATGGAATTATTTCTAGTGGTGGAACTTATAGAACTATCAGTGCAGCAGATGTACCAGTAACTAAAGTAACTGACTATACTAATTCATCAGAGATTCTTGGTGGTAGAGTTAAGACTTTACACCCTAAAGTTCATGGTGGTATTCTTGCTAAACGTAATGATGATGATCATGATGCAGATCGTGAGGCATTTGACATTGAACTTATTGATATTGTTGCAGTAAATCTTTATCCATTTCAAGAAACTGTTGCTAAATCAGATGTAACATGGGAAGAAGCAATAGAGAATATTGATATTGGTGGACCGACTATGGTGAGAGCAGCAGCAAAGAATCATAAACATGTTTCTGTATTGACTAACCCTTCTCAGTATGGTGAATTTATGTTTG